CGGATAGCCAGGAACCGCAACAACCAGGCTAGGGTAACTAGCCTGACTGACGGTACATTCTTTAACCGCATGACTCAGGGTTTGCCGGGGAATTGGGTGTAAGACATGACTACGCTGTGTATCAACAATGATTTCTTCGGCAACTACTAAGGAGCACGACATGAGTATACCAACACCTACGATTATCCGATACAAGCCCATTGGCAATGAGGTCCACGTGGTCATCAGCGTCGTCACCGCTCAAGGGATGACCTCCGACTACCATGTGTATAGGGTCGGCGGCCACCTGGGTCGTACCACCCTGGAGTACTCGAGCCACGGCTGGCCACGGGAGGGTGCCACAACCGAGTGGATCAAGGGGACGCTGAAGGCCGAGGAGCGACTCTCCGAGCAAAAGACCACGTACTGGGTGACTAAGTACGGTGGGTACACGGACGTGCGCCCCATCCCCGAGCACATGGACGACTTCGAGGAAGTCCAACTCCCAGCCACGTGGACTGAGGCACAATTGGACCAGTGGGCTGATGACTACGCGGAGCGAGCTGCAAGCGTGGACGAGGGCATCTAGCAGGAGGAGAAACACATGAAGATCGACATTCACCCAGATCGGACCACCATCGCCACCGACCCAGAGGAGCCACTCAACATCAGGTGGGTTATGCACGAAAAGGTCATCACCGTGCAACCCGAGACAATCACCGTCCACGTGAGAGGTGGGCATCCAGTGGACATCAGCGTCCTGGTAGAGCACTACCTCAAGACGGCCTAGCGAAGCAGTATCACTCAACCGGATAGCCAACTCACTCAAGTGCAGCGGTGGTAACGCTGCCGATCAGAGGACTTGCTAATGATACGAGCCAGCCGCCGCTGCTTGATCTCCCATGTTCGGGCAATTGAAACAACGCCCGACGTGGTACTGAAGGCACGGGAGATCGGCGGCAACACGGTCGAGATCCTACGGATGGAACGCACTGATCGTGGCTGGAGAGTTATCAATATGGGCCTGACAGAGTGGGACAGCAAGGTGCATCAATTCATCATCAACCAAGAGGACACGCTATAATTAAATTTTAACCCAAAGCAAGAGGACTAAAACCATGACTAATGGAACGCGCAACACCGACCTTCTCAGCAACTACCACCTCTCCCAATTAGCAACAGAGCCCTTCTTCAACATATGTCACATCAATAGGGTGTGCCAACTCAGGGCTATTCCCAACTACCGCGACAACCCTCACTACCACAACATCCATTCCCTTCACTGCGTCCACTACGACAAGATGACCGACGAAGTGAAAGAGATATTGGTTGAGGAACTCGCTGAACTGTTCGACCGCTGGGTGACGATGAACACCGCCTCCAACGTCATCAAGTTGACCCACTTCACCCACAAGCTGCACACCATCATGTAACAGGAGGCAGGACATGCTTACCAACCTCACCAGAATGCACAAAGGGATCGAATACCGCGATACCGGGTCTTCGATTCACCAAGCATTCTGGTTTGGTTATGACAATGCTCGCCGTCCCGCTAGGAACACCAACTCATACCCGATATGGATGGAGGGTCGCCGAGCAGCAAAGGCAGGTCTTTATCAGCAAGTCAAGGCGGTACGATGACAGCCGGTAGGAGGTAACTAATGATAGTAGTTAAGCCCCCAAGGTGTAAGCATTGTAGGACAACCAAGCCCGAGGAGTTCAGGGTGCAAGAGCGGGTTGTGAATGGCAAGATGAGGCATATCTACACTAAGACAATCTGCATCAAATGTACCTATTTGGAGCAGGCGGGGTTTGATTTCGAGGACGCTCGCTATATGGAGCGAGCGAGGGAAGGTAACGGGGTATTACTTAAAGCGTGGTGAAGAGAGATGGCATCAGATAAATACAAACTGGAGAATCTTACGATTCGTTTGCTTAATAAAAATGAAATTGTAATTGACTTACCTTTTGATAATACCGACCATCCAGTCGGAAGTATCTTTCTTCAAGGAAAGTCAGTGGGCTATGATCCCACACAGTTCCTAGAAACCCGTGATAAAGCCGGGCCTCGACTCTCTTCGTACCAAGAATACGAGGAGGTAATGACCCTAGAGGATCTAAGGGCTTGTCTAGTAGAGTATATGGAACGTAAGGAGAGATCAATAGACGGCAACTGGCACATCCTCTTAACAGATTTTGATCGTAAGAAACCAAGCAACGCCATCAAGGCAGTTAGACTGGTTACGGGGTATTCCCTTAGCCACGCCAAGATGATTGTGGATGATTTAAGAGATGGGGCGATCGATGAGGTTGATATTTGGAGTGGGCCTGATACCAGCGTTTGTGTATTGATGTCCAACCTATTAGAGGAGAACTATTGCAAGTACGACGTTATTAAACCTAAGACCTAAAAGGAGGAAAGATGGGTAAAAACTTAAACCTTAACTACAAGGGGATTGCAGTCTTGGCTAAAGTCTTAGCTAAGAAGGCTAACCTAGGTCATCAATGGATATTCCCCGACACTTCGGGGGGGAGTAAGTGGGATCGTAGCGAGTACGGAAAGAAGATCCGACACATTGGTCAACCGTACACTGATTACAATACCATTTACACTCCGTACCCTGACCCGAGCTTATCGGGGGATCAATTGGAGGAAGTGGCGGGGACTACTTACCACGAGATCTATCACAATACCCCCGAGTGCAAAGAGGATCGGGATGTGATGGAGGAGAACAAGATATACGCAGAGACGTTGTACGGAACCCTGTTTAACGTCCTCTGCGATAACCGAGCAGAGCACTTAAACCACGGGACCTTCCGGGGTGCTGATCAGATAGTGGGGAACACACGTTCCCGGTTCGCTAAGTACCGGATGGAAACGGAGCTTAACGACGATTACCTCAAGACCCGGGAAAAACTGTTAGATAAGTTCCGAAAGGAGGCAACCCCCGAAGAGTTCGAGGCGGGGTTGAAGAAAGCCGATATGATGGATGCCCTTTACGCTTGGGACATCAAGGCTAGGACTGACTGGCAACCGTCTCACCACGGTCTATACGACACTCTCCTGCCCCGGTTATCGGAGCGCAGTCAAGAGTGGGCCGAAAGGTTATCCAAGTACACGGAGGAGTACACCAGCCTTGAGCCTTGGAAGAGCGGGTCTGAGCATATGAAAGGCTTGATGGATCGATTAGTAACGGAGGTGTTCGACTATACGGAGGAAGAGCTTAATGAAATGCAACAAGAATCAAGAGACGCTTTTGATAAGAAGCAAGCTGAGGCGGCTATACAACCTGACGGTAATGGAGAGTCTGATGGAGGTGGGGATGGCTATGGGTCTGACGAAGCTAGAGGCAAAGGCGGCGATAGTAAAGGTAAGGATGGCCCTCCTGGTAGCCTTGAAGAGTACCTTAAGAGACTCTATCAAAATAGGGTCAAAGACGCCCACGGTGAGCCCAAAGAGGCCAAAGGCCACCACGTCTCCTACGAAGGGCACGAGATGACCCGAGGTACGGGCTTTATGCCCTCCCCTGATCAAGAGATTCTACAAGGTAAGGATTTTAAGATCAACGCTGGCGATGAGAAGTGGGCGGCAAGTGCCCAGAATAAGTACGCCCTTCCCGGGGGTGGACTAGCTGGAACGGTAAGGAAGTTGTTGCAAGTATTATCACAAGCTTATTGGGTAGGTGGCAAGAAGAGGGGGAGATTGAATAGCCGTGCGTTACATCGCATAACCCATAGAGATACATCCTTGTTTAAAGACAAGGAGCAGGCACTAGTGACCGATGTAGCCGTCACGGTATTAACGGATATGTCTGGTTCAATGGGGGGATACGAGGTAAGCAAGTACGCTTGCGCTGCAATGGCTACTGCCCACCTGAACGATGCTATATCAGTTAGCGGAATACCCTTGGAGATCTTAGGATTCTCCGAGGAGGCAAACAATAAGTTCTCGGGATCTTACCCCGTCCATACTATCTTTAAGACGTTCAAAGAGAGGATCTCGGGTGACAAGATCATAAAGATGTTTGCCCACAGGAGAGATCACCTATGTAACAATTCAGATGGTGAGTCAATCCTTTGGGCTTACGAACGGTTGGTAACTCAACCGGAAAAGAGGAAACTCCTCATAGTGCTAAGTGATGGTAGCCCCTCGTGCTATAATGATACGGGGGACGAAGCATCCTTCACTAAGGAAGTTATAGAGGAGATCGAAGAACGATCCCCGGTAGAGATTTACGGGATCGGGATACAGGACCGGAACGTTAAGCGGTTCTACAAGGAGCACGTTACTATTCGTGAAGCTCACGAGTTAGAGACGGCGCTGATGAAAGTAATCAAGACGAAGATTCTACGGAGGTAAAACAAGTGGCAAACCCTAAAGACGACTTTGTTAAAGTAGTAGAGGACCTGATGTCCGGGGGGAAGTACGGAGCTAAGGCCCCGGCACCCGAGGAGGTAAGGGGGGTGTTCGAGGATATGGAGAAGGCCGAAACCGAAGGTGGGGAGTATCAAAAGCTTTTCTCTGAGCTTACGGGAGAGAAGCCCCCGTCAAAGCAGGACTTCTACGTCGATACCTTCTTCCATTTACACGACGATAAGCCCGGGTGGCTTCGAGACGTGCCCTCAATGGCTCGATACAAGCACTATGTCCCTAACCTGGATATGCTTGAGATGGCCTTCAGGGCGTGGCAGAAGAACCACCGGGTAATGCTTGTCGGTGACCCAGGATGTGGGAAGTCAACCGGAATAGAGTATATGTGTGCTCTAACCGGCAAGCCTTTCTACAGGTTCAACTTTCACCGGGACACTGAGAGGCAAGATATCTTTGGTGAAGTCCACATCGATGCCAAGGACGGGGTGAGTATTACGGAGTATTGGCTCGCTGATCTCCCTAAAACTGTTAGTAACCCCTATTCAATTCTGTTAGATGAATTTACCAACGCTCCGTCTGGGATCGTAGAGACCTTAAAACGATTGTTAGAAAGGGGCGGTGATATGTATCTGCCAGATAAGAAGGACGACAACGTCATCAAGCCTCACGCTGACTTCCGCATCTGTACTGCCTCTAACGCCAAGGGCTTAGGGGATCAGATGGATAAGTACACGGCATCCAATGTGATGGACATCGCTACCTTAGATAGGTTAGACGTAACTATCGAGATGGATTACTTGCCCGCTAAGAGGGAACAAGCCCTGGTTACCCTATGGCAACCTGATCTACCTAAGGAAATGGTATCAGACCTAGTTAAGTTCTGTAACCTTACGCGGGAGGGCTTCCGTAAAGGGGAGATCTCTTTGCCTATGTCCCCTAGGGGCCTTGAGGCTGTAGCCATGTACACGATGGACTTCCTCAATCCTATCAAAGCTATCAAGTACTGCTACTTCAATAAGCTTGCCGATGACGGAGAGAAGGCTGCTGTGATACAATTGGCCCAAACCGTATTCCGTGAGTTTAACAAGTGGGGTGGCTTGAAATAGAGGAGAAAGAGTATGCGAGATCTTAAGATATATAAGTACAGTTTGGGGGATCGTGTTGACTTCTATCTACCAGTCGAGGTAAATGGGGCGCTTTTGAATCTCAAAATCAACCCCAGAGATGGGAGAGTGTCTACTCACACAATGAATACCTATTGGGCAAGCTTTATCGAGAACGAGGAGACCTGGAACTTGGTTGCAATTGGAACCGTCGGTGAATTGCTGGCTGCCTTTGTGAAGCTTGGTAAGGAGATTGACAAAGCGGAGGAGAAAGAGCGTGAGAGATAGGTTACCTTACAAGGAGGTAAAGAAGTACATCGCGTTGCTCCCCGAAGGGGAGGAGACCCGTAGATTCAACCACGTAGGGTGCGCGAGTACTACTAGCTCGCGGTCTCTGCAAATATGGAGGAAGAAGAATGGATACGATCTATACTGCTTTAAGTGTAATAAATTTGGTGGGGCTCATACTACTCCTTTGGCATACCCTGACCCTTCGGGAACGGGTGGTGAGGATGGTGAAGGCCGTATTGGAGATGGACGTACAGCTAGTAGCGACCCAATTCAACACAGTGGCCCATATGTTAAAGGATCACCGAGAAACATTGACCCCCCAGGAGATAGAGAAAGCCGAATCAGCCATTGGGCTCCTTGGGCAATCTCTTGGGTTGGACGATACGGACTTAACGCCGGGGAACTTAAAAGTGTAACTTACTCGTCTAGTACGGACCAAGTTATCTTCGAGCTTATATCATCTAAGACCGGATACCCCCGAGGTTACCAAGCCCGACTAAGCCCGGGGTCTAACCCTAAGTACCTGAGCTTTATGAGCCCCGACTCAACCTTCATAGTTGAGCACAAGGGGTCGGATACCGTATGCCTAGTTGAGGATTGCTTAAGCGCTATCAAAGTAGGGCGGTACGTAACAGCTATCGCGCTGTTATCAAGTAATTACCGGGAGCACTTAAGTACTATCATAGCAAGACACGACCGGGTGATTGTATTCTTGGATAACGATAACCCGACGGTTCAGCGCGAAGCTAGGAAGATATACCTAAGAGTAGAGCTCTTAGTAAAAGACGTTAAGTTAATTAGGGCAACGAAAGATCCAAAGGACCACACCGATGAAGAACTACGGGATTTTCTCCTATAGTGCCAGGAGCGGAGTTAGATACTATTATTTACCAGTTGTTGTGGATGAAGATGAAGAGGATAGAGATAGCCCGAGGCTCTTAGAACTTCGTCCCGACGGTAAGATAGTGCTCTGCAGAGGCACAGTTCCAGAATCTCGGGAAGAAGCCGAGGAGGGTGGATATATTAAACTGGGAACAGTTGGGGAACTCATTGAAGCATTTGAGAAAGTTGCAAAGGCTATAGAGGAGAAGACTTAGAGCATTACATACCGTGAAAGCAAAAGAAGAACCCCCGCTAAGGCGGGGAAAGAAGAAAGGTATATTTTAACACATTTTAAATATAAACACCACTATTTAATCTAAGGAGGCAACGAGTGAGAATCTTTGTGTCTGTTATGCACGAAGACGTGATCTTTGTCCATGGCGAGGCGGGCACTGACAACTTCTGTATAACACATCTATGGCTTGCAGGGCCCGAGGGAAAGAGTGGTTGCTCTGGGTTACTGGATTGGTCGGCAACCGGCTACGAGCTGGAATACGTTGAGGGTAATGATAACTATATTGAGGTGGGGTCGGGGGAAGAGCTTTATGAGGCATTGATCAGGGTGGCTAAGGCCAAATTGTAAAAATTTTATAGAAATATTTAGGGCCTAAATCAAACAACGTTTTCAGCAACTAAACGAGGTAAATATGGACGATCAGATTGTAGATAGATTTTTGGGGGGTGATGCTTGCTACGAGATCGCCCAGGACTTAGACGTGGACCTACCGGAGGTAGAGGAGGTAATCAGGGAGTACATCAAAGACTTAACTAGGTTTATTTAATAGGAGATAGACAATGCTATACCCAGAGTTAAAGGTTAAGGTTATATCCTTAGCCCAAGAGTCCGTGACTATCCGTAGGATGGAGAGAAGGCTGCGTAAGCAGAGGGCCCGGGCAAGTAAGCCCGAGCACATCGAGGAGCACCAACGTCATCTCGACTCTCTCCACGCACACCGGGTACACCAAGTTAGGGGGGAGTCACGTCTCTCTCACCTAGCCTACGGGTTCCTAAGGGGGGTCCCCTATCGTAAGATGGAACAAGTAGTCCGGAAAAACAACGAGCCTGACTGGGAACGGTTAGAGTCGATGGTGTCCCGATTCGGGGGGAGACGTAACCCCGGAGAGGTTGAGCGGTGGCGTCTTGTCCCCTCCCAAAGGGAGCAAGTGTGTCCACTGCTAGATGTAGTGTAAGGCCTGAAGGGGTGAACCTTATGAGTAAAAAGTATGACAAACTAATAGCGAAGGTAAAGAAGATAAAGAGGGACGAGGACCAGTTTAAGGCCCTAATCTCCTGGACCAACGCTAACATCGACTACAAGTCGGGACTAGCTCACCTCTCCACTAGGTCTATCATAGACAGAGGTACGGGAGATTGTCTAGACATTGCAACGATCCATAGAGATGCCCTCGTAGAGCTGGGCTTTACTGCTAAGCTTTACAACCTCACCTTGGTTGACTATCAACTTGAGGTGGAACACACCGTAGTAAAGGTGGGGCGACATTGGATCTGTGCTATTCACGGGGTTAAGCGTGGTGGACGTTACCCCCAACATAGGGAGCTAGTAGAGCTATGAGTAAGAAAACTTGGAAGTTCAATTCAGGATTGTTTGGTGGTGGGAACCACCTTCTATACGGAGAGGGGGAGGAGTTTGCTATAAGCTACAACTCCAACCCAGGATCGGGTCTGTCTTTGTTTGACGGGGACGGTGGAAGTGATGAGACTGCCTTATGTAAAGGTGGTAAGTATTACATCCTAAACGGGGACTACCGTGATGAATACGAAGCAATAATTGATCAAGGCTTCGACGCATGTTTTCAGTTTTACCAAGATCATCTGGACAAGAGGTCCTATTGGTCAACTGATGATGAATAAGGAGCAACGCTTCACTAAGATGGTGCTCCGGTACGAAGACGATCTCCTCTCGTGGGCCCGCTTCAACTTTAAGAACCCCCCTGCGCCTGAGGACTTAGTGCAGGATACCTTCCTAAGAGCTTGGAGATTCTTTGATCAACTTGAGGACCCCGAGAAGGCGAAGCCTTGGTTAATAACCATCCTTAGGAGAGAGTACGCCCGTCATTGGGAGCTTGCCTGGAACAGGATAGAGGGGATAATCTATTGTGATCCGGTGGACATACCGGACGGGAAGTGTAAATTTGAGCCCAAACAAGACGATCATATTTTCCTTGAGGAGATCCTCACCCAGTGCAGCCCTACCTTTAGTACCACCGTTGAACTACGACTCTTGGGTCACGGTCACGAGGAGGTGGGGGAAATCATCGGAGTCCCGAAGAATACCGTCGGGGTGAGGTTTAAGAGATTCAGAGACAAAGTGAGGAATGAACTATGAGTACCCTAGCCTACATAGTGTTCGGTATAATAATAGTGTGTTGTTTAATCTTAGGCTTAGTGTGCCTCTGGTTATCTAGGAAGGAGAATTAAGTGCAGATTGAACTAGACCTACTTAAGATCCTCGGATCTAAGGAGAACTATGATAAACTTATATCGGCCATAACCTTAGATGATCTAACAGAACATTGCAAAAAGGTCACGGCAGATTTTCCTAGTTATTACGCAGCTAAATCATCTAGCACCGTGGACTGGCGGGCCTTTTCGGAGTGGTTCCTCTTAGTTCAACACAAAGAGATCAGGGGGGACAGGAGAGACACCTATCGCAAGATCTTTGAAGACCTGGAGGCTAGGAAAGAAGAAGAGGAGGATGAGGCGATACTTAGGGCCTTGTTAGAGAGAGCTTCGGCTAATAAGATAGCCGGTCTAGCCTCAGAGATCTTCGAGGGCAACGATGAGATAGGGATGGAAGATATAAAAGAAGAGTTAGACGACTTCTTATCTAAAGAGGCGGGCGGTTTCTTAGCCTCCGTAGAAACCAAGGTGGATATTGAGACCCTGTTCTCCAAGTCCACCCTCGCCTCCGGGTTAAGTTGGCGTTTAGGGTGCTTGAACCTCGCCGTAGGCCCCCTCAGGCGAGGTAACACTCTGTTGCTAGGGTCTAGGGTAGAGTTGGGGAAGACCACCTTCCTGGCCTCTGAGGTGACGTGGATGGCACCACAATTGGAAGAGGATAAGGATGTCCTCTGGTTCATAAATGAGGAGCCCATTGACGACGTTAAGAGGAGGATAGTCTCAGCTACGGTGGGGCGTACTTTAGATGAGATACAACGAGACCCCGTTGGATCAGCTGCGCTATACAAGGCTCGGCTGAGTAGAGCGGACAAGATAATAGTCATTGACTCCGGCCTTACGGGGTCAAGTAAGTACACCATCAAAGACATAGAGGGGTGGTGTCAAAGGTTTAACCCCGGCCTACTAGTATGTGATCAGCTCAGGAATGTGGGGGGGTTTGAGAAGAAATCGTCTACTGAGGTAGAGCGGTTGAAGAATTTGTACGTTGAGTGGCGAGCTTTGGCTAGAGAACACGGCCCCGCACTTACCGTACACCAAGCTGGGGGCGATGCCCACGGTGTGTTATACCCCGAGGGCAATCTGTTAGAGGGTTGTCGTACAGAAGTGCAGGGCGCTTTGGATGTACAGATTATGATGGGCTCTGACCACTCTGACCCAACGTTACGTGGTCTTAACATAGTTAAGAACAAGTTGCCCGGGGGCCCCAAGACGATGGCTAAGGAGAGACACGGTAAATTTGTAGTAAGGATAGAGGAGGAGAAAGCGAGGTTTAAAGATGTCTAAGATCAAAGTAGGACAGAAGTACAAAGTTGACCGAAAGGCCGCTAAGTTACATGGTTGGTTTGTACCCAGTCTTCCGCTGGACGGGATAACTCTTAAGAAGAAGTGGACAGTAGCGACTGGGATTCGGTGGAATGTGGAGGAGGACTCATTTGTTCTTTTTGAACAAATGATAAACGATGGAAGCTTTACTCTAATAGAGGAGGTAACAGCAGTGAGTAGTAAGTTAAAGAGCGGTGATGCGGTAATTAACATTAAGAACGGTAAGTACGCCACGGTAAGGTGGGTGTATTCAGGCGGAGATTACGCCTGGATACTTTACCACCGTGGGAGTAGGCAAGTGCAAGTTAAGACGGACCACTTGGTCCCCGTTCCCACATTTAATAGACCCCTACGGGAGATGGTAAGAGCTCTCCTCAAGGAGTGTAGGTGTGAGGTCATCCTTCCCTCTGGGAAGGGTGAGATTCATCTAGTGATGCGGCCAGGCGACAGAGATGGAGGAGGGGGGCTCATCCTCTCCCGATTTTACGTTGACTCCGGTAGTCTGGAGATCACCGCGGCTATCTATGAGAAGGAGCAGTCCCACTATGCCCCCGAGTATGCTATGGCCCTGTGGGCCTTCACTCAGTGGCTAGAGTTCCGAGGGCACATCGTTAAGCCCAAGGAGAAATAGTCTATGTGGTGTACTATAGACGTTGAGACCTCCATTAAGAATAGGGGCGAGGGGGCTATTGGGTCTAATCAAGCCTCCCCCTTCCACGCTGATAATAAGATTGTGCTCCTGGGATATAGGGATAGTGGGGGAGAGTACACCACCCCGAGTCCGATGGTGACCGACTACCCAGAAGAGAGTGATTGGGGTGACGACTATGCCCAGATCTATGTAGGCCATAACATCGCCTTTGATCTCCACTATATGCGTAAGCACATTGATTCCTGGATGTCTGTGATAGATAAGGTCAAGATCTGGGATACAATGATAGCGGAGTACATTCTCTCTGGGCAGACGGTACGGTTTGCTTCCCTCAACCAGTTAAGCGAAAAGTACGGGGGAACCCTGAAGGACGAGAAGATAGCTGAGTACTGGGCTAAGGGGGTGGACACGGAGGATATTCCCCGGGAGGAGCTAGCGGAGTATCTACGTAACGACGTAGAGAACACCGAGACCATCTTCCTTGCCCAATTCATTGAAGCTGAGAAGTTGGGCGTGTTACCCCTCATAGAGGCTATGATGGAGAGCCGGTTAGCCACTTGGGAGATGGAGTGGAACGGGATGCACATTGACACCCGAGCTCTAGGAAAGGCGGAGGATGAGATTGGCAAAGAGTTGATACTTCTGACCCGAGACTTGGCGAATACTATGGATGACTACATCACAGAGGGGCCTCGGGCCATGCCCTCGTCTAACGATCAAGTAAGCCTTGTCCTCTTTGGGGGTACGTACAAGGTAACTGTTGACGCCCCAGTCTTTGATGAGGCCACAGGCAAGGAGTATAGGTATAGGTCAGGTAAGCGCAAGGGCCGAGTTAAGACTAAGAAGGCCGAGAAAGAGGTAACCACTAAGGGTATGGGAGTAGGCCCTGCTTGGGGAACCCCGACAAAGAAGTCGGGGATTTATAGTGTGGGGGAGGATACCTTGAAGGATCTAGCCCGTGCCTGCAGAGAAGCCCCTACTAAGTGGGACAAGACCGTCGAGTTCCTAGAGGACCTACTCAAGTATCGAGAGCTATATAAGGAGCAGACGACGTATATCGACGGGTTCAAGAAGCTTATTTGGCCCGACGGTAAGATACACGGGCAATTTAACCACACGCAGACTAGGACCGGGCGGTTGTCGTCATCGCGACCGAACATGCAGAACCTAACCAACAAAGATACGGAGATGTAATGAAGACAAGCTTCAGTAAAAGGTCGGGGTCGGCTAAGACCCCCACGTCGGTCTATCCCGCTAAACCGGAGCTATCCCTGTTTAAGGTGGGGGACAGAATTAGAGATAAAGTTGGCCGGGAGTGCATTATTCACGACCTGGACGGGTCGGGATACGCGATTCACTTTGCAGACGAGCCTGATAACGGATATAACCACATTTACCTTAAGCCTCTGGAGTTTAAAGCTGAGGTAATCTGGGAGTTTATGGGCATCTTGGAGGGACACTTCCACACTGACGACTTTGTCTTAGCCGGTGGGGCGGTGAGAGATCTAATCCTGGGTGGTCCCGTAGAAGACTACGATATATATATCAACGGGGGCTCTTCCAGGATAGGCACTAATTACTTTGAGTTTATGAAGCTCTTTGAGCAAGCGGAGGAGAAAGAGCACAAGTATAAGTACGCCGATCCCCACATTGATTTAGTCCTTGCTATTAAGTTCAAGGGCCTCGACATAGACCTAGTGTTTATAGATATGGACCCCCTCTACTACATAAGGGAGTACTTTGATTTGTCCTGTTGTAAGTGTGGTTATGCGTGGAGTCACAAGGACTGGTACATATCACACTTAGAAAGTGACAAGAGAACTAAAACGTTCCTGTATTCCAAGGGGCAAGATGACGGCGGTAAACACTTAGATAAGGTAAAGAAGAAGTATCCCGATTACAGGATCATAGGAGCATAAAGCATGAGTCGTATAAAGAGGTGCTTCACCTCAAGGTTTGGCGGGGGTTGCATAATAGAAGCTGACGTGGCTCAATTAGAGATCGTGGCTGCAGCTTACCTCTCTCAAGATCTGAACCTACTTAAGGACATAACCTCAGGACTAGATCTACACTGTCTCTCCCTTTCTCTTTGGAAGACGGGGGATTACCACGCTATCCACTCCTTATACCTCAAGGGGGAGAAGGAGACAACCAAGCTGCGTAAGACCGCCAAGTTCCTCAGCTTCCGGTTACTCTACGGCTCGGGGTATAAGAGTTTGGCTAAACAATTTAACCTATCGGAGAAGGACGCCAAGGCTTTTATAGATAACTACTACGCTAGATACAAGGGCTTAAAACAGTGGCAGAATGAGAATATAACCGCCGTAGGCGTGGGTGCTGAGCACGAGGGGGAGAAGACCTCGTTGGGGGTCCCCGCCAAGACCTCACGGATGGTAACCAAGACGGGACGGAGGTTTGTATTCGTTGAGGATGATCCACGGGATTGGATGAGGTTCAAAGGACCTAACTTCAACCCCGCTAAGATAAAGAACTACCCGGTACAAGGCTTTGCTACCGGGGATCTATTCCAGCTTATGTTGGGTAAGATGTTCCGATGGGTTAGGGCTAACTATCCAGGCACAGAACATGATGGTGTGCAGCTTGACGGTGAGCTACTTCTGGTAAATACGGTACACGATTCAATACTATTTGACTATGGAGGTAAAAATGTTCGACAAGTGAGTGAACTTATCCGTCAAAAGATGGAACTAATAGGTATGGAGTTAATCACACAGTGGGGAATAGACATTAGACCCCTTGAGATAAAGGTTAACGTAGAGTGGGGCCCCAATTGGGGGGACCTTAATCAGAGCTTGTAAGGAGCTAAGCAATGACGACAGGAACGGTGGAAGCGGTACGTAAGGATAGGAAGGGTTTTAAGCTAGAAGGCTCGGAGGAGTGGTACTCGGTTTACGAGGCGAGGAGTATGTCCGGTGTTAACCGAGGGTCCGAGGTAGAGTTTGAGTTCACGAGGAAGGATCGATGGCTTAATGTTGTCGGTGGAGTAGTTGTATTGAGTGGTGGGGGCCCTGCCTCAACCTCGGTAAGCCTTGCAGCGTCGTCCCCTTCCGGGACCTCCTCTAGAGTAGCAGCTAAGGGCGGGGAATGGCCCATCCCTCAAGATCTAGCGGCGGAACGTCGGATAATGCGACAGAATGCGTTGGAGAGGGCTATGGAGTACTTTGCTCAACACTCTGATCCGGTTAATCCCAAGCACGTTATAAGAGTAGCTAGAGAGTTCGAGTCTTACTTCTCTGGTGATCTAGATATGGAGGAGTTCGAGACCTCCGTACTGCGGAGTATGGGACCAGAGGCCGAAGAGGCGTCGTAATGTAGTCACAAATAGAAGGATATTCGTGATGATCCCTTTAGTAGACGCTGACTCTTTAGTGTGGGCAGCTTCGGCGGTGACCAGGGAGGACCCGCCGGAGTACTGCTTCCAGATCTTGAAGAGCCAGCTTACAAAGATGGCTGAGAAGTTTGAAGTAACGGAGTTAGAGATATGGTTATCGGGTAACCTCCGGTGGAGGGATGGGGAAGCTACAATAAGGAAATACAAGGGAAACAGAAAGCAACCCCCTCCCCTCCATTTTGAGGTAGCCCGGGAGTACCTTATCAAGCACTGGGCAGCGGGGGTCTACGACGATGAAGCTGACGATGCAATAGCTATACGGGCTACTTATCTCCAAGATGAGCACTCTTACCTTCAGGACCCTGTTATCTGTGCTATAGACAAAGACTTGGACAACGTCCCGGGTTGGCACTACAACTGGAAGAAGGATCACCTCTACGAGGTCTCTCCTGAGGAGGCCCTAAGGAACTTCTATACCCAAGTGTTGGAGGGGGACGGGGCGGATAATATCCTTGGCCTCCCTAACTGTGCCCCCTCTACCGTAGCTAAGTACGGGCTACGGAAGGGATTAAGTGGGTGCGGGGCTAAGAGCGCGGAGAAGATCATCAATCAAACCGTGGGGACTCCGGGAGTAGGGACAGTATCAGACCTAGAGGAGACGTTGTACCTCACTACCTTCGAGGCGTACCTTGAGTATGCTAAGCATAAGATCTGGACGGTAGACAAGCTAAAGGCGGTGCCCTTCGAGGCCATAGTTGAGGGGACTCACAATACCTATAAAGAGAACGCCACCTTGTTGTGGCTATCAACCCACGATAAGGCGCGGTACGAAGTGCCGTGTAACCTTATCATTGACGAGGCGGGAGTAAAGATAGAATGACTGCAATGGGGGCTTTCTTGTTCGGGTTCTTCGCCCCCGTTGGGTTCGGGGCATTCTTACTAACTTGCCTAGCCCTTTGGGCCGGGTACGAGTACATAAAGGAGAAGTGCAATGGCAGAAATTGATTTTGTACTGGGGGACTACGTTACCCACCCAGAACCGTGGCTAGGTGAGGAGTAAGTTTGAGGCTAAGGTAGCCCGCTCCCTCAAGAAGGGTGGGGCGAAGTTCACCTACGAGAAGGAGGTCTGGGAGTACGAGACCACCCCCTCTCTCAAACAGATTAGGTGTGGGGAGTGTGGCTCTAAGGACATCTTGGTCGTTAAGCATTACACCCCCGACTTCTTCCTCGGTAACGGCGTAGTTATCGAAGCTAAGGGGAGATGGAGCGCCGCTAATCGAAGGGTAGCGCTTTGCTTCCCCGAGGTTAAGCTTCTATTTATGAGGAACAATACATTGAGTAAACGGTCTAAGACTAAGTACTCGGACTTCTGTGATAAGAACGGTTTAGATTACCACGTAAGCTACGATGGGGAGGTACCCGAGAAATGGCTATAGCAGCTCCGTGAGGTTTTGAAGGCGGAGCTAAACGCTCAAAAGTGGACAGATTGGTTATCAGGATATAATATGGAACAAGGAACTAAGCTAATAGTAACTAAGGACGGGGTGTTTCCCTACGATGATGAGTGGAAGTCCAAGAAGAAGCGGGTGTTATCCGCTTTTACGGGGCAAAGATATATAATCCCAGGAACTTAGTAGTGATGCTAAATGGGAAGGAGATCACAGTAAATGACGACTATATCCTCGAAGCCTAAAGTATTACTCCTTGACATTGAGACCGCCCCATTGCAAGCCTATGTCTGGGGGATGTGGAAGAACGACATCTACTCCGATCAACTTATATCAGATTGGTACTGCCTATGTTGGGTAGCTAAGTGGTTAGGTAAGCCTAAGATCTATTGGAGTTCTAGTCAACATCTCGATGGAGAAGATGATAAGTGGACTATGGAGACGTTGTGGTCCCTTCTGGACGAAGCGGACGTTGTGATAGCCCACAATGGGAAGAGGTTTGATATCCCCAAGATTAACACTAGATTCCTAGTTAACGGGATAGGTCCCCCCTCCCCCTATAAGCAGATAGATACCTTAACCGCTGCTAGGGGAGCCTTCGGGTTCTCCTCTAATAGGTTGGACTTCCTAGCTCAAGCTTTAGGGTTGGGGGCTAAGCTTAAGACCTCCTTCGACCTCTGGTCGGGGTGCCTTGCAGGAGAGGCGCAGTCGTGGAAGAAGATGGTAAGATATAACAAGCATGACGTTAAGTTATTGGAAGAGGTCTACCTTAAGATGAGACCTTGGATCAAGTCCCACCCTAACCTGGGGATACACACCCCGTTGGTTACTCCGACTTGTCCCCGGTGTGGGTCTAGAGAGTTGGTTAAGAACGGGACGGTTAGGACTAACGCCTCGGTATTCCAACAGTATGTGTGTAAGGAGTGTGGTGGTTATAGTAGAGACCGAGTATCGACCTTAACGAAGGAGCAAAGGGCTAACTTAAGACAGGCCGTTGCCTAAGGAGAATAGTATGAGCAGTTTCAAAGCGTTTGGGGATCTTGATGAAGATGAGATGAAGACATTGACACAAAGTATGATGGTGGCCTTGGTCCAGACGACAGAGCGGCTGGATGGACCGATGAGAAACTGATCGCTGCTGGGTATATGACGGCGTAGGTTACTGCCGGTAGTGACGAGTCCGTGCAACAGAAGGCATTCAACCGGTGAAAGGCTTTGCTGGAATGGGTTTGTTACGGGTATAGCGTTTAACTGGATGGGTCCAGGCTACCGGCTTCAACATTCATCAGAGAGGCTGGGGATGGGAGGGGGCTTGTCTTGTCACGGAGTGTTTGATGTATATGGGGCAGTAGAAGACGTTATCCACAGTGAGCACCGAAAAGCAAAGGAGCGGCTAGAAAGCTTAGGCTAATCAGAGATGTTGTTTGAAGAAGTGATAGAAAAGATCATTGCCCGAGTAGATCCCGAGGAGTTAGTAGATCTCCTGGATCTATCGACGGAGATGATCGTTAACAAGTTCCCCGACCGGGTAAAGGAGAAGCTAAGCAACTTCTACCCTTACTTTGGGGACGACGAGCTTGGCTCGGAGACGGACGTAGTCCGGGAGGAGGAGATAGAAGATGAGTAGAGAGCAGGAGATATTGACTGCCCTTGCGAAGGCTGTGTCAATTCTCAAAGATGTAAATCTAGAGATGGATGAGATTGATCGGAGACTTCAGAGGATAGAGCAAAACACAGGCCCAATGGACAGTATCCCACCCTGGATGAAGTGGCCCGATGATAAGGCCGCCCCCTCTACGGGGGATGACCTTAACGACCCGAAGGTGACCTAATGAATAGTTGGATTGAAACCTATACCGGACTCAAGATTGACCCCTTTAACCCCGACCCGTCCCGGATTTGCATAGAGGATATAGCTCACGCCTTATCTATGATATGTAGATTCACGGGGCACTGTAAGTACTTTTACTCAGTGGCTCAGCACTCCGTGCTGGTGGCGAAGAGGTGCCCAGATGAGATGAAGCTTACGGGGCTTTTACACGATGCCTCAGAGGCATATATCAATGATATCTCCTCCCCGGTTAAACCCGGGCTAATGAACTATAGGGAGATAGAGGAGGAGCTTTGGAGGGCGATAGCGGGGAAGTTTGGGCTCCCCCACCCTTGGGTTCACCCGAAGGTGAAGGAGATAGACCGGAGACTGTGCAGGACAGAGGCTAGGGATCTGATGTACTCTAAGGGTGAGGGTTGGCGCGGTGCGGTAGAGCCCTACCCCGAAAGGATCTTTACTCATAAGCCAGAGTACGCGGAAGAGGAATTTCTATTAATGTACCAACACCTAGGAGGCTAATATGGAGTGGACGTGTGTACAGTGCGGTAAGACGGTAGGATCAATTAAGTACGATGGGAGAGTAGTCCCCGCCTCCCTCTATTGGCTAGATGAGTACGAACGTAAGGGGGATGGGGCTAAGGTAGTCGAGGCGTACTGTGACGCCTATTGTTCCCTCTTCTTCAACGAGAAGAAGAGGGATAGAGAGGGGACCTTTACCTCGGAACGGAGGACGGTAATTAATGAAAACACGATCAAAGTTGAAACAAAAACGAGCAAAGAGAGGTCCGTATAAGCCCTTTCTTTGCAAGACTTGTAAGGAGTCAGCCCCCAAGGAGTTCTACGGGGAGATGAAGAGTATTTGTAAGGCTTGTTACAACGACCGTAGATCTCGGACCTACGCCGACACAGACTGGGAAGACGCTAAGTACCAGGAAAGGGCTAGGGTTAATAACGTGGTACTATTGAGGGCTTGGGTCTGTGACTCCTCTGGTCCTGAATGGAGGAAAGAATGAAAATCCCCCAAGAGTGGATAAACGTCGGGATAGCTACTATAAGAGCGGCAGCCCTCGGGGGCGTGATCCTCTTGCTCGTCCTCTTCCCCTTCGGTCCCTTGGAGGGCTGTAAGGCCGATCCCCAGGGAAGGTCGGCCTTGGATGGCCTAGGAAAGAGTGACGTTCCTAGATGGTGTAACACCTCCCAAGCTAGTTGGGGCAAGCTGTGCAAAGTGAGTTGTCCTATCTATCGGGATGTATACCTAAGCCCAATGGAAGTGGTCCTTTACGGAAAGAAGATGTACCTACTTCCGTCCTCTCAACAGGTGGCCTGTGACCGCAAGCTTTGGGAACAAGAGCGGGAGCAGATCCGGTTACAGATTATCTTCCTTGAACAACAGAGAGCAGAACGACAGGGGGGCCTATGAGTGACAATAATGAACTCCTCCTCCTGGTAGCGCTTGGGTCAGAGAAGGCCCTAGAGGAGCTTAGGAGGCGTCTGGGGGGACGTGTATGGGCTATGGCTAAGAGGGTAGGGAAGTATGCGCACTTGGTGGACGATGTGGCCTCTACTACATGGCTTGAGGTGTGGTACAATGCTCAAGCCTATCGGGGAGAGAGCCAAGTCTCTACCTGGATATTAGGGATAGCTAGGAACTGTGCTCTGAAGGCCAGTGATAGATGGGAGAGGGGGGCCTACAAGGATATAGTCAACGTTACCTCCTTTGAAGATAGGGTAGACCCCTATGATCACTTTGAAGATGTGGAGATAGAGGAGGAGAGTCAGCTAGTTATGACCGTGGCAATGCGGGGGTTGGTCATCCCGTGCCGCGCTTTCAAGCTATACTATTATCAACATAAATCAATCAAAGAGATTGCGGAAATATTAGACATTCCAACAGAGACGGTTAAGTCTAGATTGTTCTCAGCACGGAGGAAACTGAAGGAGATGTTGGATGTGTAGTGGGTGTGAGGAGAAAGATCCCCAGGCATTCTGGATTTGTGAAGAGTGCGGGTTACTACACGTCCCGGAGCAAAATAATGAGGCGCTAGAGGCCCCTAGAATCAAGGACCCATTTGGTCGAAAAGGCACTTTAGAGCCCTCTGACGAACGAGAGGCCCCATAGTACCCCACCTAGTAATTCCATGCAAGTAGGAGCACATTATGGATAGATCTGGGGGTATAGATAGTCCCAAGGATCGAACTCATCTTCGGGAGGCTTGGGAGGAGGCGCGTTAACTTCCCCGGAGAAGTATTTAGACTTGTGCTCTGAGCAAAGGGTTCCTTGAAGGATCTCCTTCCCGCACATCATGCAATGAGAGTTAGGTTCAATTCGTATCATCGGAGGCAATTATGGACTTTTTCTACGAAACAAAGGAGTTCTTCAAGTCCGTGTTCCAATGGTGGGTGATAATTGCCCCTTGGGAACAGGCAGTTAGAGTTCGGTTAGGTAAGACGGTTACTCCTATTGGGTGTGGGGTTTGCATAAAGATCCCCTTCATCGATAGGATCTATAAGCAACCTATCAGGTTGCGTACTTTGTCTGTCCCCAACCAATCTTTGATGACCTCGGATAAGAAACTCGTCATCTTAAGCGGGTCTCTCTCGTATAAGGTGGTAGATCTGTTAAAGCTGTACCAGACCCTGCACGATCCTAAGGGAGTTATTATCCAAAGAGTCCAGGGCATAGTCTCTAAGTGTGTCGTCGCAACTGCTCTGGAAGACTTGTCTCCTCAAGGAATAATGGACGTAGTAAATGAGGAGCTAAGCTTGGAGCAGTATGGGCTGTGTGGGTCTGACTTCTTCCTGACCGGGTTTGCTCACGTTAAGGCCCTGCGAGTGATAACTGGTGAGCTGTCGTCTGGTGATAATGACTATTTCACAGGGATCGACACCACCTCTTCCGTCAACTAGATCTTCGGATAATGGTTGACAAACTGAATCACTGTGCCCTTCTCTGGGTTAGCGTTGTAGCACTTGTCCCAGATCTCTCCTAGGGCCCACACGTTAGTAGGAACTTTGGGCCAACTTACGCCCTTATCTTTAAAACTTACCCTCCAAACCTTGAGTCTCGCTACTGCCGTGGCGTACTTGAGGTTGTAAATTAGCTCTTGGTGGAAATCTTCTTCCCCCTCGGCTGAGTGCTGCTTAATCATACCTCGCATAAAGCTTGCCTTATCTGGCCTATACGCTAAGTAGGTCTCCCAAAGGTCTGTGTGTGTCTCTGGTTCTATCTGATAGATCCCTAAGGCTGGTCCCTTCACCTGTTTGAGGTGAGTTACTCCCCCTATAGTACTCTCTTGAAAGACTATCCCAATAAGCAGATTGACGGCTTGTTCTGAGTAGATGCCTTTCCAGAGCCCCTCCATCTCTCGTAGAGTGGGCTCTATGATAAGAGTACGTAACTCCTTAGGGTCTATCATTATCAACTCCGGGGGTAGACCCCCGTCTATTCCCCCGACGAGGGCACTCCTCTAGCAATGAGGAGGGCTTTAACGTCGTTCTTAATCGTAGTAATGTCTGTCTTGATGTCCTCTACTACCGATACTTGGTCTTGGTCGTTGTCTTGCAACAGGGCGATCTGTAGATCCTGTTCTGACTCGTGCCACAGCACCGAGGCTCCCATACCAGCAAGCAAAAGTAAAGAACCAACACTCAATGAACGATCTAGACTCCACTTATTCATCTTCTACATTCTCCGCTGGGTCTTCAACCTCGACTCTCTCGGGTAGGGAGCGAAGGACTATATCATCTAAGTACTCTTGGACCGACTCAAAGGAAGACGCTCCGGGCAAAAGAGACACCGCCCCTGAAGCATACCTAATCTTATTCATAGTGTCCGTGTCTATCTTCATAGCTTGACCATTGAACTGGTCAATGAAGTCTCGACGGGCGTTCTCTAGATCGGCTATGAGGAGCTGAGCCCTCGGTTGAGCACCTGGGAAGGTAGTGGCTTGGGGAGTACTTATGGAGGCTCCTATGACCTTCTCCTCCTCGTCCAGGGCCACTATGGTCCCCGTCTTAGGATCACGGACCATAGCAAAGGTCTTAGCTTGTTGAATGGGTAACAGGGTCTCTCCCGATACCTGCTCAAGCTTCCTATCGAACAACTGGGGATTCTCCATCATATGCTGTCTAGCGGAGGTCTTAAGCTCGACCTCTTTAATCGTGTAGGACGGAGTGTTATCCGATAACACCATGTCCCACATCCTGCTTATGAAGCCTTGTCGTTCATTCGCCATTACGGTGCCCTCTTTATGTCCTCTTCCAGCATCCGGATAGTCTGTAACATCTCGGGCCACTCAATGGGGTTACCACCCCCGGCCTTCCAACGGGTGACCGTTTCTTTGAGGTTCTCCCCGTTAATCTTTTCCCACGGAGCCATGTACCTTTCTACCAGGGATCTCCCAGTCCTAGTAACGATGTCTCTACCTACTTGAGTACTCTCTAGGATCTGTAGGACTTGTATCGTGCTTGAAAGATTGCCCTCAGTCCCGTAGATCCTCTTGATCAAGGCGGCGGTGCCGAAGTCTTTGGCGATGTTTAGATCAAACCTATTATTAGTGAAAGTAAGCTCATCGTCCACTGCTTGCGCTAGATCTAGCTCATCTACTACTTCTAAGGCTGCATCTCTAGTACTCGATAGCCTGTCTATAAGATCTTCTTTGTCGGTTCTAGTGAGGGAGGCTTGATTTACCTCTGCCATGGCCTGCCTGTAGGCCTTCTTGATAGCTACCGTTATATCGGTAACCTGATCAGGGTTCATCAGTTGGCCCTGGAGGACGGTGTTAAGCTGAGACATCGCGGTATTGGTTCTATCCACGAAAGAGTTGACTGTGAGGTTAGCCACCTCCTCCTTGTTATCCCGGAACTCTGCGGCTCTGGTTGCAGCGTCCGCTGCCCTTCTTGCAGCCGCCTCGGCCCTAAGTTCTCCCGCTGCCTCTCTTCCCGCTTTGGCTATAGCCCTGAGCTCTGCCCTCTGAGCCATAGCAAATCTAAGTTGTTCTCTCTCTGTCTCTTCTTGTAGGAGAAGTCTATTGAGTATTCTATGACTAGGTCGATCAGGGTTAAGACCTCGATTGATCGTCAAGTTCCGTTCTAAGATCTCGGCCTTCTCGGCCAATTGCTCTTCAAATGAAAGCTCGGGGGATAGGTCCGCACCAGAAGTGCGCCCCGTGAGTCCCGCCGAGAGGCGGCGGAAGTCCCCCGCAAAGGCGGGGAATGCGTTGGAGAGTTCCGATACTCTCTTGTTGATCCGGGCCATGCCCGCTGAAGTGGTCAGACGACCTTGAGATTGACCAAGGCGGATAGCCTTAATCTCCTGAGAAAGGGCCTCTATCTCAGCTACCGGGGCTCCCTCAGCCTCTCGCTCCTCTATCTCAGCTTGCTTAGCTTGAAGCTCGTTAAAGGTAGCCCTGAGGCCGGTCTTAACCGTAGCAACGGTCTTCTTAATGTCCCTCTGGGCGGCTCCCCTTACCGCCCCCTCAACTCCCCTTACCGCCCCCTCAACAACGGGGGCTAGGCTCTTAACTATTGCTCGGGGAGTCTCTTCTACTACAACCCGCTGCCCCGAGGAGGTGAAGTCTATCTCGCTCATTACTCTTGTTCCTCTTGAACTTGCTCTAGGAGCTCAGATCTTGCTTTGTCTGCCCTATTCAATATAGCCCCCTCTGTTAATATATCTCCGCCCAACAGCTCTGTCATAATTGCACTCTTTATCATGTTGGCTTCCGCCGTAGCCCCGGTCTTCACCTTGCCCGCCACGATACTTAGTATCTTGAAGCGTTGTTGATCGTTGTAAGGCCCCAACATGTTCAAGAGGAAGCCCTGCTCCTTCGCGTTAGCCTCTTCTGGTTCATTGCCACTCATTATGAGAGCTTGCCCTTTGATGATTCTGTCCGCTATTGCGGAATACTTAGCCGTCACGTCCTGCTCGTTCTCAAGCTGTGCCCATTGGTCAGCTAAGTTCTGGGGAGATATACCAAACGCCTTGGCGTAGGCTTGGAACGGGGTAAACTGGAAGGGCACCACGATCCCGTTCCTCTTCATGTAGGAGTCCTGATCTCTCATCATAAAGAGACCGGCCCGGAGGTTACGGATAGAGGACACAAAGTTAAGCATCTCCGAACCGTAGGTGAGGAAGTCTGTAGCTGTGGGATCTGGCACAGCAGCTAAGTCCAAGAAGGTTCTCATAGCCCGCAGCTCAGTTGCAACGAGGGAGCCCGTAGCTCCGAAGAAAGCTTCGGCTATCAAGGTCTCATTAGTGAAGGCCCCCAACATCATCTCGAAGATCTCGTTAGCTATAGCACCTCTAGGTGATATAGCTAGTTCCCCCCCAGTAGCCCAACTTAATAGGCCACCCTTAACAGCATCAAGCATCTCGGGGGTTACTTCATCTCTAGTTATCCCGGCTTGCTCCGCTACCCAGTTAACCAACTGAGTCAGGCCAACTACCCCCGCTGCCCCGTAGACCATCCCCTGCCCTATGATCAGCCTTACCTTCTCCGCTGGGCCAAAGGTGGATCTACCCCCGATCTCCTTAGGGATAAGGTGTTCCATGAACTTAGTCTGTACGTGCATAAATTGCCCACCAAAGGAGGTCAGGGGGTGGACCTGCCATGGGCTCGTATTAGCGTTGCTCATTTGCAACGTGAGCTCTTGTTGCATCTTGAAGATCTCTTCGTAGGCTTTGTCGTTAAGGGGCTTACCCTTATTACGTTTAAGCCAAGTGTCCTTAGCCACTAGCCACGCCACTGTACGACCGTAGGTTTCCCCTATCTTGTAGGGTAACAGCCCCACGTCTGCCATCCTACGGATACCTGCAGCGGTCCCCCCGAAGTTCTGTATTGCTGCATTGTGATCCCCCGTTAACTTGAGGGAGTCGAACAGCCCCGACCTCTTCATTTGTTCTATGTCGTTTGCTAACCCCGCTATGGGGACCCCAGCCTTCTCGTGAGCCTTGAAGATACGATTGACTACCGTCTGGTTCCTAGTGAACAGAGTGGCGACTACCGGAAGGGCTTTTAGAGCAGCCTTGGCCCCAAACACGGGGTGTATAGATGCTGCTACCGAGGCTATCTGAGCCTGTACTACCATCTGGGTAGGGTTAAGGATGCCTAGTGCGGCGTGGAAGGTTACCCCCCGCATTGCTGCAACGGGGTCCTTATGGGATAACCACATTACCCCCTTACGCGCAGCATCGGGGATACCCCGGCGGTCATCTATGAAGTTAGCTATCTTCCGTGTAGTGATCTCCCAAGTTCTCTCCGACTCAGTGGGCATACTGAGGATACTTCGTATGTAGTTACGGAGGTACTCTGTGCTCCGTACCAGATTAGGGTCTCCACCGAGGGGCTCGTTAAAGTCCTTCATTATACGACCCTGGTTCCCCGCCTTCGAGTGGATAAGCCCGGTGTTCTTTAGCTCTTCGTTAACGGAGTTGATGAACTTCTTTTGTAGTTGTAACTTAACCTCGTGCATCGGGAAGGTCTTAGAGACGAACTCGGTGTTACGAGATAAGGCATCGAAGGCTCCCTCCCTCTCTACCTTACGGCCATCTAGCAAGAGTTGTTCCTTAGTCCGAGCCCCGTTAAAGAGCTTACCGGAAGTACCTACGGGGATATCCCCTATCTGGAAGGGCTCTACCTCATCGTGGAGAACGTATACTTGATCCTTTACTCCCTGTCTCTTGAGCAAGGCGTTGAAGCTGTCCGTAAATGCTTGGGCTCTCTTTTGAGAGGAAAAGGTCATCCTTACCGTTGCGTCAGGGGAGTCACGGCCTACCCGGGCTATGCCCGAGGTCTTAGAGTCCTTGTGGAGCTTGACTACGTACTCAATGCCCTTGTTTACCTTAGGGACATAACTCACCCTGAAGTCCTTTACGCCTCTCGGAGGCAACTCCCCCACCTTAGCCCTGTCTACCAGGAGGTACTCTTCAAATCTGGACTTCCCAGACCTAACCTCTCTCCACGGCCTAAGGTCTATGAGGACCTTGCCCTCCCCGTAGAGTTTATCCATCTCTCTCTTAAGGATTGTGGGGTCTAGGCTTCTCTTGGCTTCCGGGTCAAAGACTGTAGCTCCCTTAGAGAGGACGTCGTTGAGGAAATTCTGAGCTTTGACTTGAGCTATCGGCTTACCGTAGATCTCTCCCTCGGAAAAGTAATTTATCTTCTTAAGCCCCTGCCCCGCCATCTGGGAAATCAACATCAGATCTTCGATCTGGTAGAGGCCGTCTGCTATCGCTCTCCACCGGAAGTAGGACTCTATTTGATTATCGTTGAATACCATCAGCTTACCGGACTCGGTGTCCGTTATCCCACCTAATAGCTCTGACCTAGTAAACACCTTCTCCTGCTCATCCCCCATAAGTAAGGCGCGGGCAACTTGATGTTGTTGGCGGATGTTAAATCTACCTCCCGTAATCGGGGCAGTAGCCTCCTTCAAGAGCTGCTGAAACTCAACCGAGAGCCGTCCTGTTTGAGCAACACTCAATGCCCCAGCGTTGAGCAGGTCGCCAAAGTGTTCCCCCAAAGAGCCTGCGGGGCTGAATGTGCCCCTCTTACCTACCGCTATGCGGGGTAACTCCCATTGTCCCGTAACGTCGGAGATGGTGGGCTTAAATATGATATGTTCGTTCTTTACTATGTTCCCTAGCTCATCTACCGCTGCTATCCGCCAACCGGGCCTACCATCGGAAGCAACGTAAGGGAAGACCGTCCCAATGTCCCCCGGGGTCTCAGCTAACTCTCTATCTAGAAGGATCTGTGCCTCTTTAAGACCGTTGTTCCAAGCCTTCATAGCGCTCTCTACGTTAACCTCTACCGAGGGGAAGATCCCCGAATTCTCCCCTAGTATCTCTAACGCTGCTTGTCTGGTCTTCTCGTAGCCCTCTATGCTTCTACCCTGGGCAGCTTCCAGCACTTCCTTGTGCATATGATCCACGTAACTGAGGTCAACGTGCTTCATAGAGTAGGGGGTCATATTGACCGCTGCGGTGTGGGAGTCCGTAGCCACCAGCTCAGCAGCTTCTCTATCCAGTGCTGCTGCTAAGTCTAGGGCTGCAGCTTCCCGCTTTGATCCTAGGGTATATAGATTCCTGATCAAGCCCCCAGAACGACCTAGATGGGCTGCTAGGGAACCCCCCAGCCAAGCCCCTGAGACTCCGCTAAGAACGTTTCTGTTGAAGGCGTCCGTAGACCCCTCTGAGTAGAGAAAACTCTCCAGGTACTCTCTAGCGCGTAGCCTGTTCTCTCCGTAGCCAAAGCCAAGGTCTGAGATTTCCCGAGCTTCCTCGAATAGGAACGGGATCTGTCTGATCTGTTCACTTAGGGGAAGCTCCTTGAACTTCTCTATTCCGTCGGGACCAAAGACGGTCCCTGCCGTCTGGAAGTTTCTCATCCCCCAGATGAGAAGCCAAGCCCCAAAGTCGTAAGCCTTTTTCTGTCGGATATAGTCCTCTTCGTTGACTAGCTCCTCTATACCGTCCTGGATCTCACTTTGTAGTACCAGTAAGCCTATGTCGTTTGTGGTGGCGTTAGGGAACGCCCTCCGAGCTAAGAAGATCTTACCCGCTAGGGGAGATCGATCCTCAACGTCTATCTCCTTGAGGAGAACTTCTATATCCTCTTGGGATTGTCGTATCTCTTCTGGGGCGAAGTCTAGTAACAAGCTTTCCCGGAGTTGTTGATTCTCTTCGTGGGCCTCTCGGGCCAGCTCTTGTTGGAAATCTTCCTTACTAAACCTTATCTTCTCTAGGGCCCTGTCGTATTCTAACATTATAGCGTCGGGGCTTGCTTCCGGGTCTTGATCGAGCAAAGTGGCCTTTGCCGCCATGTCTCTGGCCGGAACCTCTTGAGTGAAGTGGTCCGGCGATACCTCCAGGGGCTCATAGTCCTCTGGACCTTCAATATTATAATCCTGGTCCAAAGCAGTGATCTCCCCCGGATGCTTTGGGGGCAACGCCCGCTTGTACATAAGAGCAATGGGAGGAAAGGATTTGAATTTCCGCCCCACTCTCGTGGGTTTGGGGGGCTGGGTCTCCTCCTCTACCGTTGGGACTGCCACCACTTTCCCGATACTGCGGGTCTCTTCCAATAGCGGAGCGGGGGTATCCGCCGTCATGCCGGTCGTATCCTCCTCTACCCGTGGTGGTATATCGGCTGCCTCACTACTAACCACCTCCTCTTCGAAGATCTCCTCCTCCATAGCAAGTCCGGCGCGTGGGCGTCCTGCGGCGCTTAAAGCTACTTTAGGAATGTCTTGTTCCTCTATGCGGTCGTCGGCGAGAAGCCTCTCTGTAATAGAGGCTATGGCGGCCTTGGCTTCCTCGTGACTGACATCCTTGTCCCGCAAGCCCCTCAGCTCTTTTTGAATACCAAGGAGCTCTTCTTCACTTAGCTCGCCCATTAGCTCAGTAAGTTCTCAAAGATTGAATTAAGTTGTCCTTGCCCACCAGCTTGGAGGGCTAGGTCAGATACCGCTCCGGCTGTTCTGGCTCTGCTCGTAGCGGTAGCTGACCGCTGTTCAGCAGCGAAGATACTTCGCTCTGCTCGCCCTCTGAGGGACTGGAAGCCTATATTACCTGCCGTGGTAGAAGCAATGCTCCCCACCGCTCCTTGGGCAGCTGACCCGGGGGCTGCTCCTCCTATATTAGCCACCCGGGCAGCTTGTACTCTGGCTTGATTAAGGGCCTTTAGACGGGCTCTCCGGTTAGCCACCTCGGACACTCTTAGTCTAACCCGGTTAGCCTTGCGAGCCTGTGAGGCCGCCTCTTTACTTTGTTGTATCCCGGCAACTGTGCCACCAACGGCGGCTACAGCCATTGCTGTTTGAATAACTCCAAGAGCAGTTACCCCCCCAGTTGCTCCAACCCCGACTGAGGCTGCGCCTGCGAGCCCGCCATAGGTGCTCGCCAAATTCACTGCTATCAGTGGAAGGACCATATTATAACCTCGATCTGCCTGTGAACTCGGCGTCCCAACCGAGCAATCTTAAATCTTTCCCCGAGCTGGATCTTACTCGGTATGCCACTGAGCGCCCGTGACCACGGACCCTCTGCTTAAATGATATAACGTCAAAGCTGTAATCAAATGCTTCTACTCCATCGGGCCAATAGTCTCGTATAAGCCTGTACGCTTCGTACTCGTCACTCCACCTTCCCGCCGTGGCGGTAGAGGTGAAGTCAAACTTAACTCGTACCAGGGCGGAGCTGGGGAAGTCATAGTCTACGTCATCGCCGCTGACTACAAAGTTCTGTTCTGTCCTGTCAAAGTGCAACATAAGCCACTTAATCTGCTTCTCTCTCGCTACGTCCCCCAAGAGCTCAAACCCTGTCTCCAGGGCGCTCTCGAAATCACCTCCCGCGTTGGGGGTTAATTCATGGTGGCCTCCCGCCGTAGTGGCCCAGTCCTTAAAATTAGTATCCCGGAACTCTGCAAAGAAGAAGCGATAATTACTCGTACTAGTTGGGTTCTTCTGTAGGTAAAGGAACTTCAACGCTGCGTTGGTGTTCGTCTCTAGTAGGTTCTCTGTGACCGTAACCGGATCTACATTTACCGTGACTACCTCTCCGTTGTGGAAGACCCCCTCTGTACTAGGGACTATGTTAGTTGATGCCTTCCTTACGATCTCACAGACGAAGGGGGATTCCCAACCAGAAGACCCTGTCAAGGAGGCTACGGTATATTCATAGAAGGCTTGGATCTTAACGTTGAAGATCAAGAACCTATCAAACTTATACTGGGTATCGGTAGTACTCGTTGAAGCTACTGGGCTAGAGTTGTACGCCCAAAAGATCTTCTTTGTGTCCCGGTCATAGAGAGAGCGAACTAGCTTCTTAGACACTGCGTCTATAGCTGAGTACGTTGTCTCAATAGTATTCTCTGTTATATTAGTCGGGACTAAGTTAATAGAGGTGTCCGTCTTAGCTAGGATGTATATCCCGTTATCCGCCCAATACGAGATCCCGTTATCTATCTCTACAATGGAGGATACCGATATAGGCCCGACGTTAGTTATAAAATCTATGGTAAAGGCGGATGGTGTGAAGCCGGAGTCAGCTCCCCCTCGTATACTCCATACCCCGTTGCTGGCAAAGATTAAGAGTTGGTCAGCGAAAGTGACCATCTTAATAATTTGTCCCACATCGGGGATAGGTATCACACCACCGTCGGTGTCTAAGAGGGAGTTAAGGTTCTCTGCGGTCGGGTCTTGTTCCTGGTAGCACTTGCCCGCTTTAGCTATGTTTGTCAAGAGTTGTGAGAAGTAAACGTTACTTCCTATGTCTTCGTTAGGAGTTCCGGCGTACCACGCCCTACCACCAAAGAAGGCTACTGCCCCGGAACGCTCTGCTATCGCAGCCTCCTGGGTCATTCCTATGACCTCAGCGCCTCCTGCTGATGTCCTGTCTCGTAGAAAGGCATTGAGGATAAAGTGCCCTCTGGGGGCTTGGGTAGTCCCCATGTTCTGCTTAAGCATCAGGGAGGGATGAAAAGAAGCCACGTTCTCGGGGTCGTCCGCAGCGGTCATCTTACCTAAGTAGATGATGTCAGCATTGCTGGGGTAAGCGAGAAGCATATTGTAAGGTTCGTCGTAAAAGCCCCCAACCTTACAATACTCTACGGGATCGAAGTTCACCGATCCTTTATGCCCGTCTACCCTTCTCGCACACCTGAACTCTTGGGGCCACCCCTGATTACGGAGATTATAGAGGTGGTTCTTAGATAAAGTCTGGGGACGTTCATCCACCGCTAAAGAAGCTGACTCGTCAATCCCGTCAAAGTCTCTTATTTCAATGTTAATCTGGGTAACTTCGAAGTCGGGGGTCCCTGGACTATCGGGGGTATACTTTATCGCAACCGTTTCTATATCGGGGGAGGCAACAAAGAGAAAGCCTTTGCCGGAAGCAAAGCCCATCTCAAATTTAGTTATGGTGGTCCCAACCTTAAAAGTGCTTAGGTCTAGAGCTGGATCCGTCACTCCATGATAGAAGATTCTACCGGAAGAGGCTGTTACTACTGCTGGGGAAAAGGTTGCTTGGGCGAGATCAAAGAAGTAGAGGAGGTATCCTATTTGAATTACTTGGAAGTTACGATCACCTTGTCCACCAACCGCCTTCCACTCGAAGCTGGAGATAGCTGCCCCGGTGTCAATATCTTCTTCGTTGGGGTTGGCGAAGTAGCCCCCGTTGTTCTCGGTATCTAGTCCTAACCTACGTCTTACTCGCCCCCCAAAGTTTATATCCAAGTTCTGAAACTCAGAGGCTGCATTCTCTGGATAGGTCAGCGGGGAGGCTTCGGTGATTAAGCCTCTCGTGAAGTTATTAGTAGACTTTTGGCCCGATACTCTAGCCACATTTATGGTCCCAGTCGAATGGCAGTTACCGAAACAGCAGTAATATCTAAATTAGCAGTTGTTGTATTGTTTCTTATCGCTAGTCCAACGGTCTGAGCAGCTGTTAAGGCGTGGATAGTGTTAACACTAATCACGCCCACATCAGTAGTGGCTGTTATCAATCTAGGGATCTCTTCCCCGATTACCGCGCCATCAACCTGGAAGTCAACCTCGACGTTATCATTGGTTCCTGCAGCCAGAGCTACTGAAACTGTAGCAGTAAGTTCATAAGTCCCTGCATGAGTTGCAGTTAGAAATCCCGTACCAGCACTGAAAGTCATGCCGTTCAGCGGCTTAGCTGCTAAAGCTCCAGACCAACCTTCGTCTATATCAACGTAGGTTGTAGCCACGGCTATGGCCGTAGTCTCAGAAGACCCGTGATGGCCAAACGCTCCATACACTGAACCAGCTACTGGAGTAGCATGTCCTGCGGGGTACCATTGAGTGCCCCCTGAACCATCGGCCTCTAGGATAACCCCAGCAGCAGCATTACCACCAGCACTGGAGTCTTCGGAGTCAAGCTTCTCCGCTTTAGGCAATTCCAATACAGAAATAGCATTAGTTGCCGAGGAGGGGGTAATGATCTTACCATTATCTCCCGTAGTGGCGTTAGTTATACTCTTAGGCTCGTGGGCTTCGGCGCTAAGGATGTCAGCATGTTCTACCATTAGGCGACCTTATCTGAAGTAAAATCTAGATCAGGAGTGGTGGTAATGGGATCTTCCACTTCCTCTGTGGAGTCTTCCCACCGCCCGTGCTTATCTAGGTATTGTTCAACTACGAATACTGCGGAGGGGAGATTAGTAAACTTGCCCCTGAACTCTCTAGGAAGCTCCCCACCTGACCCAAACTGGATATTAAGAAGAATCGTTGAGGCGTCCCTGACAATCTGTATTTCTTTACCGCCCGCCGTTACGTACCGTTGTACGACGGCCTGCCCTTTATTTCTTTCGTCCGTAGTCCGGGAATCGAATACCATCTCTTGTTCTCCATTTTTCGGTTTGCAGTCTCTTTCTCTGTCTCGTAGAGACCTGCTCTTGTTTTGGATTAACAATTTGAGCTATCTCTATGGCAGCCACTGACTTCACCTCAGCGAGAAACTGGGGGAAGTTCTTACTCGGAAGATCCGGGACGTGGCTATCGGTGAGAGAGAAGGTTGGTTCTTTATACGCTAAGACTTGAGACTTAGTTCCGGCAAGAGTAGTATCTACGTCGGAATCAAAAGCATCAAATATTAACGTCTCGTCGTCAAACGAGGTTACATTTACAGGTGCCCGATCATTATAGATATACAATCTTACCGGGCTGGTTATTTCTTGGATGTTGGCATCAGAAACATTAAGTCCCCTAGGAAGAACGATGGAGAGAAACTCCTCCGGCTCTTTCCAAAGAACTCGTTGATAATTAGGATCAGCGGTGGACGTAGTCCGGGCGTCGTAATAGATTGTGTCGTTGTCTATCTTTTGGATAGTATCCGCAATCGTCATACTAGTTGGAAGAGCGGTATCTCCCAATCCCGTAAGATTGATCATTGTTCTTAGGTGCGGCCAGTTGCTCTCAGAGAGGATCTCGAAGTAGACCTCCCTTACAATCTTAGCTACATCTGTTGCTTCCTGGGTATCGTCAATCGAGTTAACGTTATCAGAACCAAGAGAAGACAAGGTTTCTTGAACAAGATCAAGGACGCTTTTCTTTGCCACGTTTCCTTATCCTAAAGGCTCATAGGGGCCCGAAGACCCCTATGAGGTACAGCTTTACACTTGGTGTGCAATATACTCGATTACCATTTGGGCAGTGCCAGCGGTAAACGTACCGTCGGTGGCATCACTAATAGGTCGAACATACATATCAACGTTACTATGAGTGGCATTAAAGTCCACATCAAAAGTACTGGAAGTGAGTGCAACACCAACACCGCTCGCTAGAACAATGTTGCCAGCCGTATCAAAGCCGGTGGCTGCATCAACGTCAATACCATTAAAGATGGCGTCTACGTCAAGGGCAGTCCCAGCCTTATTCTCCAGACCAACGTCAATAAGACCTGTTCCCTCCCACGCCGTCTTGGCGACGATGTAAGCACGAGTAATTATTGAGTTAGCCGGGATAAACGGAATTGCATCACTAAAGCTATCGACCGTTGACCCACCAGAAGCGTCTGCATCATAGAAGCCTGTTCCACTTGTCACGGTGAGATCGCCAAAGGCGAAATCAACAATCAAGGTTTGAAAAGGACCATCATTAGCAGAAACCCGCATCCGGGGACCAACAGCGTCTTCAACGCCGTATCGTTGAACTAGGCCATCAAGGTTAGTTTGTTGTACTAAAGCAGACATATTTTTATCTCCTTACAGTGCAGCAGAGGCCGTGAGAATGATAATCATATTCTCAGGACGATACAGTTTAGTGCCCCACCTAGCAGTGGTAACATACTCTTCTCTTTGGAAGTCCTTATTGTACTCAGCGTCCACTTCAGGAAGCTGGCGCATAAGGCCCTTAATAGGCAGAACCGAGGGCTCAGCCGAGAAAAGCAAGTTTTCAATGCCGGAGGTAACGGTAGTGTCAGCGGTGTGATGAACACTGTTTGCAACATTCTCATTGCCGGTGTTGTTCAGATAATTACTTTCGTAAACATCGAACCCGTACACGTTACGAATGAAACGCATATTGGACGTTAAACCCGTCTCAATTATGCCTTCCCATTGGGGGTTGTTGCTAATATTGGTAATGTTGGCTGTGGTCTCCAACGTATACGCAACATTAGGATCAACAATCGCTACTAGCTGGGTCAAGGGCACGTTAGCCTTCTTGAGGGACAGCTTCGCATATGCAAAGTCTTCTACGGCCATAACGTTACTCGTACCCGTTGCCGGATATCTGTGGTCATAGTTGTTGACTACGTTAGCGTCAGCAGTTGTTTGAGAGGTCCCTGATTGATCTGCATCAGGACCCGGCGTCTTCAAGATGTCTGTTTCCAGCTTCTCAAGAATAGCTCGACTTTCCTTAGGAACGAACGAGGCTTGTACTTGTTGGCCGTAAAAAGAGTCTTGCAACGCCTTTTTGGTGATATAATGTGCTGAACCGACGTATTGGTCAATAACAAATTGCCATTCGCCAGTGTCCAGAGGATCATATCTAACAGCTTGGTTCTCAGTAATGTCTTGAGTAATCGCGTCACCAACTGAAGGGATAGTCAAGGTTTCCCCATCGGGAAATTCGGTTATCCAATCCACCCACCGTTGAGCATCTAACTGATCTCGGAGGATTTCTTTAAGTTGGGCACTCCACAACTCTTGACGGATTAACAGAGTACTGTTAGCAGTTGTTTGACTAGCCATTTGGCTTATCTCCTAAACAGTGTTAAGTTAGAAGAAGTCTTTGTTCTCTGCGTTAGCCTGGGCAAGGTCCTTCGCCATTTGGACTTGGACCCTGGGTTTCCAGTACTCACGAGAGTTGTTTTTACGTAGGTCTTCGTAATAAGTGAAGTTACGCGTAGACTTCTTATCCGTTGTGAACTGCTCGCCGTCCGTATTTACGGAACTCGTGGTCTGGGTTGAACCAGAGCCACTTCCTACTGGGAACATTGAAAGAAAAACCTTAGGGTTCTGCTTAGCGATATTCTGGAGATCAGCTATTGATAAGCCCACCTCCTTCGCCTTCGCTTGGAGAACTGTTGCTACGGATTGATCAGATCCGAATCTAGTTCTCATTTCCCGAGAGACGGTTGTCTCGTTGGCTACTTCTAATTGTTCCTTAGTAAAGTCCCCAATACGGGCGTCTACAGTTGTATTTACGAGTTCGGCAAGTTCGTCTGTACTTGGACCAGGGGTTGTGGTCTCGGTAGTCTCCGACGATTCCCCCGCTGGTGACGGGGTCGTTTGTGGAGTCTGCAACTTAGTTACGAGTTCTTCAACGGTCAATCTCTTATCGAGATCAGACTTAAGGTCTCCGTAGCTCTTCTCCACAGTGATAATGTGGGCTTGGCTATGTGAGAACGCTTTGACGAACTCTTCCTCGGTAGCGTACTTCTTACCTTCTCCCACCCAATCAGCTAGCGTTAGGTTCTGCAGTGCTGCTTGAGCTTCAGGTGTATTCTCTGGCTCTTGGGTTGTAGCGTCGAATACGGATGCTTCTTCGGCCATGATTATGGTCTCCTAGACTTTGTTAGTCTCTTCATTTGATGGTAATAGGTTTATTACCTGTTGAATCCCCTTGGCTACTCCATCTAAGTAAGCGCGATGCTCACTCCAGTTAGGGGAGTCAAAGTTACTCTCTTTGAGGCCCTTGTTGACGGCCTCGGTTAATTCAGTTTGGGCTAAGGCCCGTATATCATCTATAACGTGAATACAGGCTAGGATTTCCGCTTTGCGGGCTTCCTTCGTATACTTGTGATCCTTATATAATCTAGTATCAATTCCCATCATGTTCTTTTGCTAAATTCTGTTTGTAAGTTTAGCTGGCGTATGCTTCTACAGATCCCGTCTTGGATGGGTTTACCCATTTAACTTCTTGCCAAAGACAGTTTAGCTTCTTGTCGAACAAGTCTTCAATGTCGTTAAACTTACGTCGGGCAGCTAATGGGTCAGCGATGACCTGCTCTCTGGTAACACCTGCATGGGCCCTCTCGCTCGTCGTTGATCTTTTGCCATTACTTACTCCTCCTGCCGCCACGACTCTTCCCAGCCCTATTCCCCCTCTTGCCCCCATCTGACCTGTTAGACTTCCTGGAGACACTTCTAGTATTCTTCTTCGAGTTGTTCCGGGGATTATGGTCCTTATGGTGGATATCCTTCCCGTCCCCCTTCTTAGCGCGGCCTTCTTTGATGGCCTTGCGTCTAGCTTTGTTTCGAGCAGCACGGTCCTTCTTAGCCTTGGTAGAAGACTGGGAAACTCGATACTCTCGCTTATAGTCCCGGGGCTTCGCCATTACCTTTTCTTAGTAGATCTTTTTTTCTTGGGCTTGATCTTAATCGCTCGATCTATCCCCTTAGACAGTGCTGATGTGGCCCTTACCCGTTTCCTAAAGCGCTTAGTTTCTTTCGTAATCCCGGGGACAAATTCCTCTGCCGCCACACGGCTAGCCTTTCTTGAAGAAGTAGACGCTCTTGCAGCAAAACCAATCTCAAAGTTTGTTGGTAGGATCTGCTTTTTCTTCTTCGGCCTTAAAGCTCGATTAATCACAGCCTCTATTCTAGACTTATGTGTACCG